GATCCTTGAGGCATAATAATCTCCTATTTATACAAAATTGAATTTGTTCCTTTTATGCGTGTTGCGCCTTTAAGTTCTTCTGCTCTCTTCAAAAAGGTTTCAAGCTTTTGTTTTTTCTTTTCTAAAGATGGTTTGCTTTCTTTTCCTTTAAGTAATCTAATGCCACGCCTTATAGCAGTTACAGCATCTGAAATAACATTAACCCTGTTACCTTCTAATTTATAATCTGGTATTGTAGCTAGTTCTTTATTTACTTGCCGTAGAAGAGTTTTAGACTTCCTAGCAAATGGAGCAATTTCTTTTCCAATATCTTCAGCCATTTTAATAATTAACCTTCAGTAATGAACGAGTTTGCATACCAGATGTTTTTAACTGCGGAACGTCTGTCATCATCTTGTTTTTCTGAATAGAGTCTCCCATGCTAAGAGAAGGAAGAGGGCCATAGTCAGGCTTTATCTCTTGATAAATCTCTTCAGCAGGCTTTACTTTTTTCTTACCACCACCAAAACACATATCATTTCTTCCTATTTCTCTTTGCAAAGTTTCTAGCAGACTCAACACTTCTAAATCCCCAAGCCCTTAATGCTAAAGCTTTACGCGTTGGTCTACCCTTCTCATCTTTCATCGGGCCTTTCATTCCAGCAAACCGAGCAGCAAATGAAACCTTGCGACCCATCTTCTTTGAGCCAGCCTTAGGCTTACTCTTTACTGGAGGTTTTAAATTAGCCCCCTCAGTGCGCTTAAAGTAAGCACGACCAGCAGCATTCAAGCCACCCTTAGGATTCTGATACTTCTTCGCTGGCATAACCACTACTCTTCAATGCAAGCTTCACCTTAGACATATCATCCTTCGGTGGATACTTCTCTGGACTCTTTTCAAAACGTGCCATGACTAAACCCTATAACAATAAAAATATTTATGACAACGCACAAATTACCTTTTTCAGAAATAATGTGAGTGAAAGAGTTTCTCTGTAATAGCTACAGCAACTTTTTCCCCACCCCCCTGTTGCTACTAGCACATGAGGAAGAGTTTATCCTAGATCAATCGTAACGCGAATATCTCCAGCTACTTGCACTTGGCTTCGATCGATAGGCTTGTAGCCAGCGCGGTCTAGCAAATCCTTGGCAGCTTCAAGCTGGACATATTCGCTCTTGGCTCCTGTGGCTAGCCGTCTAACAGTTCCAGCTGCAAGTGTAGCGGAGATACCAAACTCTTCGTTCATGCGCTTCATCAAGTAGCTCTGCACATGGGCAAGCTTCAACGTCTTAGTTGCTGTAACTCTTCCAGATTCGCCAGAAGCATACCCAGCGTCTTGAGCAGCCTGCCCGATACTACAGCCTTTTGCTACGAGCGTGTCTACTAAGGCAGTCTGCTTTGCAGTCAGTTTCTTGGCTACGGTAATGTTCATTACTCATTCCTTTTCTATGGAGGTAATAGATTACTAGCTAACTACTGCTGTTGGAGTCAAGATCATCATTACCTTAGCAATGAGGAATGAGTAAGCTTTGTTATCGGCTTGAAAGCCCCCCCTATGATCCCCCCCATCTACGGACTGACTGCAAGTCCTGTCAATTAGTTACCTTACGTCACTTGTGTATGGATACTACCGTGGGTACTACATGTTGTGGTTGGCGAAGCTACTGAGGTATTGACAGGATAGTCAGCGAGTTCATCGAGCGTACACTTATGTTTGCACAACTTAGCATTGTGTCCTGACCACGTTTGACTAATAGCTCGGATTGCACCCTTCGACCACTGATCCAAATCATAGGCAGAAAAGCTTCGCAACCCCACTCATTTCATTCGGGGGTCAAGCAAGCAAGCTTGTGCGTAGCTCGGAGCCGCAAGTGCGGTTTATGCTCTATGATATTGGGTGGTACGAAGGGCTGATCCTTCGCAACTTAGTAAAACATGGAGAACAAAATGGCTAAAGTTGAAAACATAAATGTAATGCTAGATAAACTAGCTAACTATACTGTAACTACACATAATGATGTAACTGGACAAGTTGCTAACGACAAGTTTATTACTGATGTAGCTAGAACGTTAACAAACGTTCCAATCTACGCAGCGAGAAACAAACGATCCTATATCGAAAAAATGTACGCTGAAATGATGGCTTACGTTAGTTACGATAACAACGATAAAATTGCTACAGTACAAAGTGATAAATATTATCAAGCTAAAGATAGATATGAGTATCTTGCCCCAAAGTTAGATGATGAAGCTATAGCTTTTGATCATGTTGCTGACGTGTATAAAGCTTGGTTTACAGAATATACTGGGCAAGATTACGATGCACCCACTACTTCTAAACCAAAGCAATTAAACAAAGAGCAACAAAATAAGCTTGCTGCTATCGAAGCAAGACGAGTAGCTGCCGCATAGTGGCTACTTACACCTAAGCAAGTGTATAAACTGCTTACCAAGCTAGTAACTGCAAGGGGGCAACTCTGCCCAAGACGCTTTGCTTCTGGCGAAAGGGGAATGTCATGCGACATTGCCCAAGCTTTGTAAACTTAATGCTTGCAAAGTTTAGTAATTAAAAATAGTATTGCTTATACGCAGTACATAAACACGGAGAACTATTATGAAAATTAGAACCACTATTGACTCTGACACTATACCAGTAAAACTGACATTGCCTGTTAGAGATCTCATCGACTTGTCAAACTTTTTTCAAGATCAAGAAATCAAAAACAGATTAGAAAAAACTGAGCACTATTTTGTTAGAGAGTTTTCAAAACAGCTACAAGTAGAAGCTATAAAGATAAATGAAATGGTAAGAGGTGTACAATGAACATGATGTCAAAGATAAATGACTGGGATTTCCCAGTTGAAATGATGCCAACACCTAACGCAGTCACTGGTGATCCAGAGCCTGATGCATTCCAAGTTATTCGAACAGATACCAATGCTGTGCTTGGACATCATGGCTCACGCTACAAACTTGTACCACATGACGATGTAGTAAACTCTATCATGGACGCAGTAAAACAATCAGATATTACTACTGATTACAAAGAACCATCTATCAGTGTCTTTGAAAATGGTCGTAAGATGCGCGGCGAACTAATCTTTCCAGACCTTACAATACAACCAAAGGTCGGTGACATTGTTCAAGCCAGAATAGTATTTACTAACAGCTATGATCAAAGCTGGAGTTTCTTTCAGTCCTTCGATGCATTGCGTTTGTGGTGTCTCAATGGTTGCACAACACCTAATGCTGTAGCTCGTAGCAGATACAAGCACACAACGTTTCTTAATGTTGATAGCTCTGCTGCTAAGATACAGAAAGGTGCTGAGCATTTTCATACACGCAAAGATGAATGGCAGAAATGGATGAATCGTAAAATCTCAAACGATTATGCTGAGATATTCTTCAAGAAAACAATAGCTAAAGGTTTTAGTAGACAACAATCTGTTGACAACGTGAACCAAAAGCAAATGGAAAACCTATTGCGTATCTGGGAGAATGAAACAAAACAACTCGGCAATAATCAATGGGCATTATATAACTGCCTTACTTATTGGGCGACCCATACGCAAGATGCACGAACACCCCATGTTCAACGCCACAATCGTGAACAAGAAATTGCCAAAGCAATGAAGTCAAATATGTGGACTCAGTTAAATGTCTTTCAGCAGGGAGTATGAGGACTGTGATCACTGCGATGGTGAAGGATACTTCAAGGGCTTTCAAGAGTTTAACTTTGTAGAAGTTAATGTTCCTTGTCCTCGATGCTGTGGTCTTGGCTGGAATACAAAAGGCCTTGACACTGAAGAGGATCAGGTTGCATAACTGCAATCATGAAGTCGTATCTACAACTAGTAAGTGATAAAGCTTATAAAGCTGATGTAAAACTTGAAGATGCCTTTGATAAAGCAGGGGCGTCTCATACCACATACTGGAGAACAAAGAACAATAGGACTGAAATGAAATATGATACGGCATTGAGGGTGTTCAATGCAATCGAAGAACTATACCAGATACAACAAGGTCGTGAGTATTCCCAACGATTACGACAAGCTAATCAGCCAGTTAATAATCGCTCGATCAGAAGTAGGTTTAAGCCAAGAATTGTTAGCTAATAAAATAGGCTGCACCTCTTCACTGATACACAAATGGGAATCACATAAACGAATACCCTCTGGCTTTATGTTGATATGCTGGCTTGATGCATTGGGATACCAGATAGATGTCACGAAAAAAAAGCCAACGAATAACTTGTCTGTCGTGTCAAAAGAAAACTGATTATTTTGTAGCTATACTTAAACGCAATCATGAAGCAACAAATGAGAAGTGTTGGTTTATTTGTATGCATTGTTATGAGGAAGACAAATGGCAAACCGAAACAAGAACAAGGGAACTTACCACGAAAAGTGGTTCGTCAACTGGCTTAAAGAACAAGGTATCAAAGCGAAAAGGCAACCCCTCTCGGGCAGCTTGGGAGGAGAGTATTCGGGAGACATCAAGCTCGAACTCAAAGGACACGAACTGGTGGGAGAAGTAAAGTACAGAGATAAGTCTAACTTCCCTAGCCCCTTCACAGTTCTCGAAGGCAGAGACATTGCCTTCTACAAAAGACGGACAGGAACTCCGCAAACGCTAGTCATAATGAGTGGCGAAATATTTCAACAATTAATGGAGGAAAGTAATGGTAACGAAACTACAGAAAGCAGTTGATGCTGCTGTATGGGAGGCAAACGTAGGTCGCGTTGCACAATCGCCAACACTACAGCGTGAAGTTTTACGCAAGGGATACTTCATAGACAGTGAAGCTATTCATGCTACCAGAATTAAGAACGGTGATGTTGTTGGTGAAAACTGGCTCAAAGGTAAGAACAAAGAAATACTTATCAGAGATCACGGACTAACTGAAGAAGACTTTAAAAAATATACTTGAACCTATTGCCTATATGCAATAGACTCAGGGGTATAAAGGGGAGGTAATACCCCAAAAAAAACTAATTATATCAGGAAGACAAAGGAGAACTAAAATGAACCGCAAAGGTTTTATTGGCGGCTCAGATTGCGTAAAGATTATGCGAGGTGAGTGGCTCGAACTATGGGAAATCAAAACTGGCAAAAGAAAGTCAGATGATTTGTCAGATAATATTGCAGTGCAACTAGGTACATTTACTGAAAGCTTCAACCTTCAATGGTTTGAAAAGCAATATCAATGTGTACTTCAGAAACATCAATGGGAGATCGAACAACAGATTGGCAGTGTGCCAGCCAAAGGAACTATCGATGCGGCTTATGGTTTTATACCTGTTGAAGCCAAGCACACCAACGCATTTAATTCTATGGATGATATTATCGAACGGTATATGCCACAGATACAGCTATATGCAAAGCTTGCTGATACACACAGTGCTTATCTGTCTGTAATATTTGGTAACAGTAAGTGGGAAGGTCGTCATATTAGATGCGATAACGAATACTTTAATAGTATGTGGGCTGTTGTGTCTGACTTCTGGTCATACGTTGAGGCTGATAAGCCACCGCAAGATGTAAACGTACCAATAATTAATCAAGATAATATTCAAGTAGATGATATGGTGATGAGAAATGCAGCACAAGATAATCAATTCGTCGATGCGGCAGTTACATATATACAAGGTTATGAGCATAACCGAGTATTCGAGAACGCAAAGAAAGATCTCAAAGCTATGGTCTTGCCCAGTGAACGTGAAGTTTATTGTGATCAACTGTCAGTCAGAAGAGACAAGCGAGGATCATTAAGAATTGTAATAACTAATAATAAAAAGGAGAACTAAAATGACTACTATGAAAATATGGGATGCACTAGCAGACACAGATCCTGAATACATCAAGCCTGTATCATTCGGCTCTCGATCATTCACAGCTATTGATCCGCAGTATCAGATCAGAAAAATGACTGAACAGTTTGGAGCAGTCG